AATTACTCTGTCTATATGGGCATCGTACACCGCAGCAACGGAATATTGCCCCGTAGCATCTTGAACTACTATATCCGCTAAATCTCCTTTTGAAATAGAAGTGCCACTAACAGTTAGAGCCTCCCCGTAAGTGCCTCCACTCGCTTGGCTATGAACACAAACAAACTTTCCAGAACCTTCGTGGTATGCAATATCTCCAGAACCTATTTTTCCAGAGGTAGATAGGACTACTAGGGGGGTGCCAAATGTAATATCCCCAGAACTATTTAATTCTCCAGCAACCACTGTCCAGTAATTGTTGTTGCCGTTATCGTTGTACATAACAACAAATTTACCGCCTCCATAAGCAACGCTCTGCCCATAACTTGTAGCAGACTCAAACGTGGCGTTGTCGGAAAAAGATAACGCATTGGTTGTTTCTGCAACAGCCTCCACTGTACCATCTGTTTTTAACGCAACAGCCTGCCCAGAACTCAAAGTCCCAGACGCAACAAAATCTACAGCGTTCTGTCCGCCGCCTGTCGGCAGCAATTCCGACAAGCTGCTCATTTATACGCTCCAACCGATAGTGGCATCTATGTAGGACATAGTGATCTCGGCAAAGTTTTTATCAAACACCAAGTCAGATGCGTCAGAGGCAATGTTCTCGCCGTTCCTAGCTACAGTGAATGTAGTGGTAGCCGCTGCGCCTGTGCCGTCTTTAATGCCTACGGTATCGCCTGCGCTTGGTGAGGCAGGAAGAGTAATTGTAATGCTGCCCGCTGTGACTACGATGTTGTCACCTGCTACTGCTGTGTAGTTTGTGCCTTTTTGGATGGGGTAGGCATCTGCACCGAGACTTGTACGTGCTCCGGCAGCCGTTGTTGCGTTTGTACCGCCGTTAGCAACAGGCAGCGTGCCTGTAATCTGAGAAGTCAGATCGATGTCATCAAAAGACAGCTTCCCTGACCCATCCGTCACCAAAGCCTGACCACTGGTGCCATCTGCATTCGGTAGCTCAAGGGTGTAAGTGGCGGCGGCGCTGTGGGGCGGTCCCTGTAAGGTGACACCGTGCGTATTTACCTCACAGTTGAAGCGAATCTTACCGGCATTGGTGTTGCCGTATAGCTCGGTAAATCCCGTGCCATTTGGAAACAACTGGATGTTGCCGTTGGTGTCCGTGGACTTAACAGCGTTAGCGTCTATCTGGATGTTGTCTACATCAAGCTCGCTAGCTGTGACCTGGCCTGCCGCTCCGTAAATGACGGCTTTTGAATTGACAACAGTGTCTGCCGTAGAGCCATCGAGTAAATTTAACTCTGCTGCTGTAGAGGTCACATCGCTTAGCTGACTTGCCGCTACAGCTAAAGCTGCCTGGTGCTGCGTCACGCTTGACTGCGTAATGTTAGCGTCAGGTACGTTGGCCCAGGTTACAGACGCGCTAAGATCATTTGTTTCTGCGGTCAAATATGACTGCAGATCACTGATCTGTGACTCTGTAACCGACAGTGCCGCCTGATGCTGCGTGACGCTACCTTCTGAGATTCTGGCATTTGCAAATGTTCCTGATGCCACATCTCCAGCCGCTAACGCCCTAGCCTCTGCTTGATTGCTAGCGTTTCCTATGAACACATTGCCATCGTTGAGATTGGGTGTTGCGTTTGTCCTGCCTGCGCCGCCGACCTTAATAGACCCAGCAGAAGCATGGGATCGAATGACCTTGCCTATATTCTGCAGAAGTGACGATTCGCCTGTAGGCGCAGAATTAGTTAAAGCGCCCGCTGTCGTTGAAGCAAAAACAGTGTCACCAGCACTAAATCCGGACGTATCCAGGTTGTACAGCGTGCCGAACGTGACCACGTTGACAGCGGCATTATTGTTGGCGTCATCTTCTGCTAAGCCAAATGCAGGCATTTTGCTCGCAACGTCGGCATCTGCCTTTGATACAACTGGCGTATTACCTGATAGACCAGAGACATAGACAACATCGCCTTTTGTAAGGGCTTCGCCTGCTTGCGCAGCAAAGGTCACAGCCCCGCTTATGTCAGCAGGTGGCGTGTACGTAAATACGCCCGTTGTATTATCGTAGGCGACCGAACCATCGCCACTGGCAGTCCCTTCTGCTCCTACAGAAAGATCGTCCAGCTCGATTTTGTTCTGCTGTAGCTCAACAAAGTTATTGTCCAGCTCTGCATTAGTTAAGGGCGACCCCTTATTGGTTACGCCTGTCGCAGTAGTTTCGCGAGTAATGATCGCCATAAAGAGTCACCCTTTCCTAAATTAAGATGCCGCTACAGTTATCGTCCAGGTAATCTGCAGGGTATCGTCAGCGCCTTTGTTCACCGCTGAAAACACTGTCCTACATAGCAACGTGCCAGATGATGCCGCGTTGAGAATGCCTGCTTCTGTTAATGCGCCAGTGCCGGTGCCAGCACCAAAACTTGCAACATAAACAACATCTTCATTGGTTTGCGCTGTAGATGTTAAAGCCACCCGGGCGCTTTCTGTTCCTAACGTAGTATCGCCAGCCGCCGCAGCGGTTGAGCCCGTACCTACTGCCATGTGCGACATAGCACTTTCTGCGGCGTCAGCCATTCGGTCAGCAATATAGTTTACGCCAGTTGTAACGACCAGATTTTTCAACTTGCGCTGATCTTTAACTTTGCCATTTTTGTCTCGTAATACCACTTCCAAATGACCAGTTACTTTTGGAGTTTCTTTCAACATGATTAAATTCCTTATGTGAATGTAAACGTACTGCCGACATAATCCTCGGCAAAATAGTCAAATGGATTGACTAAGTAATCTGATTGCTTGCCGTTACCGCTATCCGCAATCTGTGCTGAATCTGCTTTGACGGCGCTAGTTAATTTTACTACTAACTCGCTTGCACTTGCTGTATCTGATACTGATTTATTTACAGACTTAACATCAGACTCGCTAATTTGCGCCTGATCTACAATGCCGGACTTCGATATTGCAAGCGCCATAAGCTCTGATACTACAGCGGAGTCGGTGAGCGTCTTAACAATGTCTAATATCGCGCTTTCTGTTATGTCCACAGAATCCGTAAGAACTTGTGGAATTACTAGGAGCAGGGAAATTACTTCCGCTATGGTTGCGGTATCCGTAAGCGGCTTAGATGCACTCAGGGCAGCAACCTCGCTTATTTGAGCGCTATCAGCTATCGTTTTAAGGGCGGATTTTACAAGTTCGATCTGCTCTGATACGTTTGCTATATCCGTGATTTGCTTTGCAAATTCCAGGATATGAGATTCACTGACGCTAGATGAATCAGAAAGCGGCTTTGTAAAGCCTAATACCGCTGCTTCTAGTACACTTGCTGTATCTGTTATTTCTTGCGTAACAGCAAATGCAAGCTGCTCGTTTATTTGTAGCTGATCTGAGATCGCTTTAGAAACAGCTATTTGCTGGTCATCTGTAAGCGTTATTGCTTCGTCAAAGGGCTTAAATGCAGAGATTACGACAGCTTCGTCAACCGCTGCCGTGTCTGTGAGTGCCTTCGAGAGCTGAAGTCTGAGAGCTTCAGATACAAATGCGTTATCGCTCAACTGCTTAGATAGGAATACTAGCGTGTAGTATTCAACTTTCGCTAATGCTCTGGCGACTTGTACAGCGGCCTTGATCATTAGAAATCCTCGCGGATACTAAACTCAATCAGTTCATAGACCGTTTCAACTAAGCCTGTCGAGTCAGTTATCTCCACTTCTGCCTCATAATTTCCTGCGGCAATATCTAAGTCAGTTGTGCCCCATTGGAATATGGCGATTCCATCCTCTTTTTGCTGTGCAGACGATGAATCCGAAAGCGTACCCAAAGGCGTAGTCCCGCCTTTTCTGCGGTACTTAAAAACCACCGTCTTGCCCGTAGTATCAATGACGGCTGCTGTCTCATCTCTTGTGAGCGTAACTTTCAGCTGCGGGGCATCATCTCCTTGTACAAAGTAAAAAGTGCTCACCAGACTATAGCCTCCAATTCTTGCAAAGTAGTAGCGGCGTCGATTTGCGCCCTTAACATTCTACCACGCTCGTGACAGCCTTTTACGTGCTCCGATAACGCCTTGCCCATTCCTTTTAGCTCTGTAGCGTTAAGGGTTTGCGTGCTGTTGTCTGCAAACGTCCAGACGTCAGCAATAGAATCGTCAATTATTGCTGCCTGCACAGCGGCTTGAATGCGCATCTGGGAGCTTTCGTCGCACTGCAGCACGTTACCATTCCACTCAAACGTATTGTGCTCTTGGGCGCTCCTAGCGGCTTTGATGGCATCCCACTTAAGGCTGCGAGCTAGGTCAATGTCTAAATCCCACGATCCAGTGGTATAGTTGAAAACATGTCCCTCTGATGGCGCGCTACCTTTTGCTAGCACCTCGCCCCCTGAGACATAGAAATCGTCTAGATCACCCTCGATTTCGTGCTCAACGTAGCTTTTGCCCTCAAGCGCCAGCTCTGTTGCGTTAAGCTGCTGGCTGAGAATTTTGCCTTCCGCGTTATAAATGACTGCAGTAAATCTCATTTTTTGCTGCCCATGACGGCCAATGTTCCGTTTCCGACCTTCCAGTAGCCGCCCGTCGTGTTTGAATAGTTTGCCAGCACTTGCACGGCATAGGTCACAGTCTGCTGTGAGGGACCAGGCAGCTCGCCTATTGGACTAAACGCGACAATGCGTCCTGGCCTGTCAGTTGTAAATTGCACCTGACCTCTCGGGCTGGTCCCGCCTGATATTGATACTCTTGCAAAAACTGCTTGTGGATTATTGTTCGTCCCTAAAACTCCCTGACAGGTGATGCTGGCAAAAACCAAAACTGAGCCCACATCGGCCCAGCCAGAACCAAAATCAACCGTAATGGTATGGGCGTCTGCCCACGATGTTGTGATTGTTGTGTTAGTAGCGCTAAATGTCTGACCGTCGGGTATCGTGACTGCGTTATTGGCAATTTTTGCCGTTTCAACCGCCAGGCTTCCAATCTTCGCCGCCGTTATCGCGCCATTGTCTATTTTTGCATTTGTAATTAGGGCGTCATCGATCTGCGCGCTAGACGTTATGATTCCTGCAGTGCTTAGCAACCCGCCGGTTATAGTATTTGCGACAATCTTGTTGCCCGTAATCGTTGCGCTAGCTATCTCGTTTGCTGTCACCGCTCCGGCTTCAATTTTTGCCGTCGTTATTGCGTTTGAGGCTATTTTGTCTGCTACTACTGCGCCAGCAGCTATTTCTGCGCTACTGACAGCGCCTGCATTGATTTTTGGCGTAGTAATGGCATCGTCGGTAATTTGCGTTGTCGTGATCTGTCCGGTGATCTTTGCAGCGGCGATTGCTGCCAGCTGCGCATCTGTCAATTGCCCTGTCACCTCAGTAGATGGGACGGCGGCTGTCCATGCGCTGCCTGTCCACCTATAGAGCTGATTGTCTGTCGTTAAAAATACAACCTGGCCCGTATAGTCACCGCTCGCAGGCAGACTAGAAACAATCTCCACCTGATTTACATTCGCGTTAGCAAACAGATCCTCCACGCCCTGCGTAAATTCGTCAGTGTCTATAAATGTTGTAGTGCCACTGTCAGAGTTGCTAAAGCCTGACTTATTGCCAGAAAAATCTACAGCCTTCGTTTTGTAGTATTTCGTCGTGCCGAACGTAAGCACCTGATCCGTATAGGATTCTCCGGTCACTACAGCGATTTTGCTGTATGTGCCGTTTGACGTATCAGACCTATAAATCTCAATTTCTTTAAGATCTGAAGCCGTTGGGTTCGTCCAAGTCACTATGATTGCTTTGTAAGTGCCTGTCGCCGTGACACTAGTTGGCGCAGATGGCGCAGTTGTGTCGCCTTGCAGCACCAATGCCGTGCTGTTGCTTAGATCTGCAGACTTAACGCCTATAAGGTTGACCGCTCGCACTTTGACCCGATATTCAACGCTAGGCGTGCGCAGGCCGACTATAAAAATTTCCGTCAGCGTCGTAGTGTTGAAAATTGTCGTGTCTGACTGCTCAACACCACCTGACAGCTCAATTACCTCGACCTCGTAAAACTCTACAAAGCCGTCAACTGAAGCCGTCCAGCTAATTTTTAAGGCGGGGAGAACAGTGCCATCAGCCGCAAGTGAGGTTGTTTCTTCAAGCTGTAGGTTTGTCGGTGCCGCAACAGTAGTACCGTCATTTACCGTGGGATCACTTGGCTCATTGAATGGATCTTCGTCTGCACTAGCCGTCCAGTCGTAGACATCCGAATCAGTCTCAATCGCTTGAACATTTACGATGATCGCGCCGTCATTTCCAATCTGTAGGTCATAACCAATAACCTCAAAGGGCTTCGCGCTCCAGTCCATTCTGTCACTGGTAATGGCAATGAAATCACCAGCCTTAAACTTGAGCGCGGCTAGGTTCAGCGGCACATTCACAACAACCTGCTGGCGTGACTTCAGCAGTGCAATCTTGGCAAGACGTTGCGCCCTTATGTTGTTAGTAACAAAGGGTAGTGGCATATCCAAGTAAATAGGATCGCCGTCCTGCGTAGAGTAGGTTGAGCTAATCTTGGCGGGATAATCTACTAGGGTGTAGTTTTCTTCTTCCGAAAGAAACACCCCCTTGACGCCGTTATACATAGACCGACGGCTTTGCTTGGTCTGGACGCTCATCGCCCCAACCATCATCGACTCATCTATCGTGATGGTAGGCGTGTAGTATTTTGACGCCTGAGCAAAATACTTCCCATCGACATAACCAACGCGCCCGCCCATAGCCGCCGTGAGAGCCTCTATATTGCCCTTTATGGCGTTTCCGGTATCAAGCACACCGTCAGCATGGTATCGGTCATGCGTGCCACCAGCGTCCAATGTGACGGCCTCATCGCATACGTCAGCGGCATCACCAAAGGCGTCATAATCCATACTCAGGTGATCTTCACCAAGGCCATAATAGGTGTTGGTCATATAGTCATAAAGGGCAAGCGCGGGGTTTTGTGACCATTCCCATGTGCTTGGGTCGCCACTTCTATGACTGCCACTACCGCCTATCGTGCTGTCCAATCGTGGGTCATATAGCTTCTTGCCCTTAATAACAGCAGAGACGTTAGGCACGCCCTGCGGGAACTTCTTGCGATCCTCGTCCCACGTTAATTTGACCCGCATATACGCGATGCCGTTGAGAACGTGCGTACTACCCCAGAAGGCTGATGCCCCGCTTAATACAGAATCAGCAGTTGTCTGAGTGCCATCGTAAAAGGCAAAGTTGGCATAACTCGCCCAGTCACTTACATAGCTACCGTTTTCCCAGACCTTCTCATCATTGAGATAAACAGCCTCATAGCCTTCTATCTCGTGACAGGCAAAACAGATAACTAAATAAAGGTCTTTGTTTTGGTTTGAGTTGGCGATAAATACAACAGCACCACCGACTCTGACCTTGCCATAGATGACTTTTCTTGATGCGGTTGCCTCACGGACTGTGCCCGTAACTCCCTGCATTAACCCGCCAAGGTCAGGTTTTGGCATTAACGCCCTGCTGACAATAGACAGGCCAGCGCCTATTGCAAAGGTCGTTGCAAACGCGACTAGGCCAAACGCCGTGCCAGCGATAGTTGCCGCCGCAAACGCACCGCCTGCCGCCGCTAATCCTGCAATAGCAGAAATTGCCATTTACTTAACCTTTAGTTGCCACAAATCCTCAACGTGTTCAAAGTCGAGATGCTCCAGCACCTTGCCGAAGTCCTGCTTTTTCTTCACGTTGACGTTGATAAGGGTTACGCCGTCTTTTTTCAGTTCCTCGATGGCGAACTTAATAAGACGGATTCCAGCCGTTCCTTTGCGCTCTGACTTCTTGAGGAAAAGAATGTCATTGTTAGCAAACAGGTGCCTCATATAGTGCAGGCTAGGCATCACAATACAGACAAAGTAGCCCACAAGCTCACCGCTCTTTCTGGCAGTGTAGACGCGCAGTGCGCCCTGATCTGCAAGCCGTGAGTAAGTGTTCCAATTTGGCTCTAGTTTGATGTCTCCTTGATGAAGCGCGATCTCTTTCCAATGCTCTTGGATAAGAGGCTTAATCTCATTCTTAACGTTTATATAAGACTCATGGGCAAAATCCATGCTGGCTCCTTACGGACGGAATCCAGGGAATCGCGTCCCTGGAGAGTAAGTCCCGTTGCTGTAGCTGATCGGGTTGGCATCTTTATCACCCCACACGATAGCCTTTTCCTGTATCTGAGAAACGTACTCGAGACCATCATCGGCGGGGTATTCAATGCGCTGATCGTTGTCTGTGTATCGGCGCACTCTAGTCTTTTCAAATTCGATAAGGCGATTCTCTACCGTGACGGCAATCGTCCCAGTCTCGCCGCCCTCTGTAATTGTCATGGTGTCCATGAAGCCCGAGAAGATAACCGTAGGGCTTGAGATCACATTGTCATTGCTATCGAAGCCGCCTAACTTTACCAATAGCTCACGGCCTTGATAGTCCTCTGTCTTGGCCTTTGCCAATAGCGGGTCACTGATGCCACTAAGCTGTACCGTGATGCCAGAGGCTCGCAGTTCTACATTCTCAGAAACCCCTGAGATGGACAGCAGATTGCCTGCCCCTACATACGTCTTGCTGTCATAAGACAGGCTACCGATCCCATTCCAGAGATACAGGTAGCTGGTGGGCGCATTGGAATCAAATAGCGCCTCAACAAGAATAAGCGGCCTGACCTCGGAAGCAATCGCCATTGCCTCCATATCATTACTAAGCCCTCGGCTGGTAGACATCAGATAGCCTCAATACACGAAAAGCTAAAACCGTAAATGCTCGCTTGGTTAATACTCCAGCCAATCTCGTTTGAAGCAAGACGCCAAGTGCCAACCGGAAGCGTGAAGTCTACCGTAGCCGCCGATACTGTTTGTCTTAAAGGCGGCATAATCTTAATCGTCGTTCCGTTCACGATTTCCGTGATGATGTGGATATGCCCACTCACGCTAAAGTAATCGCCTACCGCGTGCGTCCCACTAAACGCCTCTGTGATCTGCGTGTCATTAGCCGAACCTGTCACTGTCCCTGTGATGCTTGCAGTATGTAGCGGGTTGCCCATCGTGAAGGTTTCTTTCATCCCCCTTAAACCAGCAAAAAAGCCCTCATACTCCTTGGCCTCCGCTCTAGTCATTGGCGGCAGTGTTACCTCTGCCTCCCATCGAACGCCAGGATGCGAGAACACCTGCTGATCGTAGGTAAAGACTGATTCTGTCATCGCCGTGGCAGAGCGCAACCGCATGGTCATGCTCTGGATTCCGACTGTAGTAGGGAAAGCCGCCATTACATACCTATCAATGCTTTGCTGTAGCCACCGCCTCTCATGCGCGAGTCAGCCACCGCCGCCTTCGCACTCTCTGCGATCTGCGGCATAAGGTTAAGGACTTCAGCGCGTACCGTCTGCGCTACACCTGTAGAGATATTGATGTTTTGATTTACCGTGACGCCACCGCCGCCCATTCTGCCATTAGGCTGTACCTGACCGCTAGATGACGGAATAAACAGCTCAGGGCCACGCTCACCGACAATATATGGTGATCCTGCTGATACTGGGCCACCGACTGCACGCACACCAGGGCCACCGCCACCAGTCGGCGCAGGCGATCCACCTATTCCACCGATAAAGCCAGAAATAGCATCAAATAGCGGCTTGGTAATGTAATACTGAACGAGAATTTTGATGAGCGAGTTGATGACGCTTCGGGCCATATCCTTAACGGCATCAGCAAAGTTCTTGGCTCCGGTCACGCCATCCGTAAAGGCTTGCGTAAACTGCCCGATCGCACCTGATACAACGCTACGGAATGATTGATCAAGTGACGGGATTTGATCGACTACGGATTTGATAGATCGGCCCATTTTGCCAAACACATTGAGCGTTTCGCCCGCTTTCTGTGTGGCAGGGTCTAGCGACTCTGGTAGCTTGCCAATGTTGTCAGCAAACCGCTGTATTTGGTCAGCCGCATCGCCAAAATATTCGGGAAGTTTAAAAGCAATTTCTTCCAGAGGTACAAAGCTATCTGATAGCGAGCCAATTACATTGATGACCGTGATAATGCCATTAGCGAATCGGTAAAGCCCTTCAAGCGTTTTGCCTATACCCCTGACAAAGCCAGCAAACGTCTCAAGCACCAGCTTGGAAGTAGTACGCGCCCATACCTCTATGCCGTTATCGCCAAGACCCTTGAGAAACTCCGTGAGGCTTGTGACAGCGGCCTCTAGTGCGGGAGCCAGTGCGCCAACTATCTGATCTCGTAGCCCCCTAAACAAAAAGCCCAGCTTAGTAAATGCGTCATTGGCGTTCTCAACTGACTGCGCCACGTTTGCACGCATGACCAACCCAAGTGCCTGGGCCTCGCCAAACAACTCATCAAGTGCGCCAGAGCCTTGATTAAGGACGTTTACAAAAGCCGCGCCTTCGCTATCGAATAGCTTGAACGCCAGCCTTAACCGCTGGCTCTCGCTCTCTACGTTCTTAAACGCATCAGCAAGCTCAAGCATATAAACATCAAGGTCAATGTTGGACACCGCTCTTGCGTCAATGCCTAGCTCTCTCAGCGCACCCTGAGCCTCACCTGTACCCTCTGCGGCTTCCGCTGTTCTACGGACAAGCCTTTGCAGGGCCATGTTAGTCTGCTCTATCGAGATTCCTGAGATGCTGGCGGCAAACTGTAGCCGCGATAACTGCTCAGTAGTGGTGCCAATCTTGGACGCCGTTTTAGCCAAGGCATCCGTGGCGCTTAGTGATTGCTTAACAACAAGGCCAAGACCGCCTACACCAACAAGTGAGGCGATGGCAGTACGCATTGAGAAAACAGCGCCAGTGACGCTTCTGAGGCCGCGAGTTACTGAGGCAAGACCACTGCGCGTTTTATCGACAGCGGTTAGTTGAATCCTAATGTTTTCGTCAGCCATCTCTCTCGCTCATAATCTTGAAGTAAGCGAGCCACTCATGGAACTCAGTAACAGAGATTTGCTCGACTTCTTCTATCGTCTTATGTAACCGATCAGCCAACGAAATAAGGTTCATCCGTGACGGATCGGCTAGAAGTTTTTTTCAATAGCCTCGACTGACTCAATCTGGCTAAACATTTCCTCTGCTATGCCAGAGATGACAACCGTTTCCTCACCCATCAAGTCCATTCGATCTTCAGCAGATGCGAACAGCTTATCACCAGCTTCGTCCTCTGCCTTCATTACGATGAGGTCAACCATAGAGGCTACCGTGGGCGACTCAAGAACCTTCGGATGCTTCTTCTGAATCTCGTTCAGATCGTAGCAAGTGATGGGCCTACAGTAGATCGGGAATGGTTCGCCCGACTCGTCAGCCCATGCCTTTACCTCTATTTTGCGGCGATCTATCTGCCGCCTACTCCTCAGTTCTCTTGCCAGTCCCACGGTTGTCTCCCTTTAGTTATGCGGTAGCTTCTGTGACTGCCCCGCTGTTTTGGATAGAGAAAGAAGCCTCTACCATGCCGTCAAACGCCGCTGAGATGGTCTTGCCAGTCACAACGCCTGAGCCGTGGTAATACTTCTCACCAGTACCCGTGCCAGTGGGGTAAATCTCCCAGTAGACAGTGGCTCGCTCATCAAACTCAGCCTGATCTGACGCATCCCAGTAAACCTCAACTGAGAGCGTACTACTGCTCAAGCCTGCGAGATATTCCCGCGATGTATCGCCCATGACTGATTTTTCAATCGTGTCAGCCGTTACATCAAAGCTGTAGGAACGGACTTCGGCCACAGCCGCTTCTGATCCGTCTGTCTGCGAAATCTTAAAGACGCCGCTACTTCCTGCACTGCTTGCCATGTTGTGTTCCTCTTAGGTGGTGCCGCGTGTAAATGAGTAAAGAATGCGAACGGTAATTATAACCCCGCCGATTGGGTCTATACTACCGTCGTCGGCCTCAAGGCTAACGATCTGAGTGTCGATAGCATAGCCGCCTCTGGTGCGGTCTGTGTCCAGAGATTCTTCTACCGTCTCGACAATGTTATTGCGAGCGGTGTCTATGTTCTTTGCTTTAACGAAGCACACGAGCTGGTAATCAATCGTCCCCATGCGCTTGGCTAAAGAGCCGCCAATAGTGGAATCCTCACGATCCTCGTTTGCAGTCCTGACCAGGATGGCAGGGTACTGCGCGTTGCTCAACTTATCGAACTCAAAAGGCTCTCGCGTGACGTACTTAATCCGCGTAGGCGTTGTTGCTGACCTAAGCGTTGTCACGATGTTGTTGGCGATGTTCTCTCTGACGCTCATAGCAGACGCTTCTTAAATATGTTTCTCAGTGTACGGCGCTCCCGCTTGGTGAAGCTAAAAAACTTCCGTGACTGGTTGTTAAAGGCCGCTTTACGGGCATTGTCAGCGCCTCTGAAGAACAACGTAACTGAATTGCTGGTTGGCCGTGAGGCTGTCATAGACGCCAGCATTTGCCCTGTAACAGACAGATCAGGCTTGGTGCTTAGCTTGTTCTTAGCTCTAAACGCCGCGTACTGAGGCGTGTAGGACTTAAACGGGCCATCTACGCCTTGCCCTTTGGCAGTCCTGTCCTCAATGATGTTGATGCCTTCCATCGCCGTGATGCTCAACGCTCTGCGCTTGTTGGCGTTAATCTTGTCGGCAAGGTCTTTGGTTATCTTGGTCGGGTCTTTTGGGGTCATCTTTACGCCAATATTGACGTTATCGACAACATCCCCAACAGCGTCATCACGCAGGGACTTAATTAAAAGTCCGCGCAGTCCCGCACCGCCCAAGAACTGAAGCATTAGCGATCTAGCCTATTCAGAGGCTTTGGCAGCTTCTCATCATCTTGAACCGTGCCGTCCTCGTCGAAGTCATACTCAACACCATCAGCAAACACGGCTTCCATCTCCTCGCCATAGCGGACGCGGTAGAAGTCAATCATCTGCAGAAAGCGGTCGTTATCAACCCAGTTGGTGAGCTTCGGTAGTGCGTACTTCCAGAGTACAAGGTAGCTATTGGCTTTTGTCCACTGAGAGTCCGTGAGAAGGCTTGTATCAAGCTCGCCAGCGTAACCAGTGCGATGCCACCAGCGGTTCCTAATCTCCCGCTCTAGCTCTGCCTGCGCCCTTGCGTGCTCGTCAATGAAGTTATCAATCCCAAAGTCTAGGATGTCGGGGATGATTTCTTGCAGATTCCAGTCTCTACTAAATGCCATTAGCTCACCATTTGACTCTCGCGGCCCAGTAGATAGGATCAAATACTGTCGCGCCTTTTAGCGTGTCACCGTGTCGGGCATACCACGCTCGTCTCATGGCCTTGTCTCGTGCGCTTTCTCCATCTCGTGGCGGGTAAGTCTTAGCACCCTGCGCTCCAAACCTGACCAGCTTAATTCTGTCGCCTTTCTTGGCGAGTACCGCATGGCTCTTTGATGGGTGGTTTCTTGTTCGCTTAGGGACATTATAATCCTCAAAACGCTCACCACGATAGATCACAGCCATCACTTTACCTAAAGGAAAGCGCCCCCGAAGGGGCGCGTAGTACCTTAGAGTCCAGCGTCGAAGTACATCTCAACACCGTAAGAGTCGTCAAGCTCTGCAACGCCATAGACGGCAGTAGCGTTCAACTCAAACGCACGCAGAGAAGCGTTACGCTCGGTCTCAATGTTGAAGTCGCGCTTCATAGCCATAGCGATAGCTTCGGGTGCGAATACAGCGCCCTTAGAATCGCCAGAACCGTCGATAGACACGTTGGCTGACTCGTAGATGTTTACACCAGCTACCGTGCCGATGAAGCCAGTACGCATTGCCTCATTCTGCAAATCACCACCGTTGGGGTTTGCAAACGTGTTGGTCATGTTGGCCTTCAACTGGTAAGCCTGATAGGGGTGCAGGACTGCTGAGTATTGACCAGGAGCCTTAGCCGCCTTCAAGCGAGATGCCGCGTTGAAGATGTCAGCGACAGTGATCTCTTGAGTGGTAGCACCCAGAGAAGTGCTGAAGCCGTCAAACAGAGCGATCAAGTCAGTGTCCATCTTGGTAGCGATAGCGTTACCCAGAACAGTGCCAAGCTCTGCGGCAGGGTTGCCAGCGCCGAACGCCGCCAGATCAGTCAGAACAACCTGAGCGCCAACCTCGGCAACGTCGATCGTGACGCTAGAAGTTGAGACTTCAGTTGCAGACATATCAGTGCCTTCCGTAAGGTCAGCCGCAGAGATTGCGGGATACTTCGGCACCTGTACGGTTTTGCCAGCTACGTTACCGATGTCGTAACGGGTAACGAGGCCCAGCATGATTGACTGCTCCTCAGCAGTGAAGCGAGCTTGCAGGATAATATTCGCAAACAGATCGTCTAAAGTTGTTGAAGTAGTTTCATTAGCCATTGCTAAATTCCTTTTAAATTAGCGGGTTGCTTTCTTTGCTAACTGCAACTCACGGAACGCCTCACGGCCACCGCTTTCATAGTTAGCCAACATTTCTGCCGCCGTTAAGGTTTTCGGCGTGGAACCACCAACTGCCCCCGCTGATCCTGCACCACCTTGTGATGCCTTCACAAAGTGCGGGTTCGTTGTCAAAAAGTCTGCCACCAGTTCTTCAACCGTGAGCAGTTCGCCCTTGTCGTTGTACCGTGGCGTCCCGTTTTTATCGAAAACCTCTACGGTGCCATCTTCAGATAGCGAAACGGAGCCGCGTAACAACTGACTGACTTGCTCAGGGGATACCGCGCTGTTCTTGGCGGCGGCTGATAAGAGAGCGCCATCCACTAGCGTCTGCTCTAACCGTACCTTGTAAGCGCCAATCTCCTGATCTTTCTTTTCGACGGTCTGCTTGAGAATATTCTCGAACTCACCACGCTCTTTCTGCTTTTCGATCTCGGCGCTCTGCCTTTCACTCAAAAGCTGTCGTGCTTCGTCCAAGTCAATGCCTTCCAGTTTCTTCTCAAATTGCCGCTGTTGGCGTGCAACTCGATCCGCAACTATCCGGTCAAGTTCTTCCTGCGTGAACGTCTTTGCATCCTGAGCTTCTTGAACGGGTTGCTCAACGGCCTCAGTACCTTCTACTTCCATGACTTCTTCGCTCATGTAACGAACCTCCAATGGAGTCTGGTTAGTTTATCAAATTACTTGGATTTTTTCTTTTTCTTCTTGCCCTTATGGTACGGCATTGTCGCCTCCTTAGCTAAAAACGCCTCTAAATCTATGACGGCAGTTGTAGCCACCGCGCACAACGAACGGACTGCCTTCCCGCTTTCCTGACCATTCGCCAGCCCACGCCCTTTCTATTTCCTCAAGGGTCAGCGTCTTGCCCACAAATTTATCACAATGCTCACGGGTTTTGGCGTCATCAGGCCCGTAGTATTTAAAACGCTGTGCGCCAGCCTCCAGCGCCATGTTGGTATTGATAGACGCATCAAAGTCCATCAGGCCATCATGTAACGCAGTAGACGCATATCTGCCTAGATCAGCCTCTACTAAGTTACGGATGCGCTCGACACCCTCTGAAAACGTAGCGCCCGTGAGCGTGCTTTCGTAGATTTGCTTGCTAACCACCTCGGCAAAGTCATCGCCTAGCGCCTCAAAACCGTTGAAGGTCAACTGCTGAAGCTGGCTGACTACACCAGGATCAAGCCTTACAACGTCAGAGTAGGTTCTAAGCATTGTTTCAGCTTGCGTAGCAATCGCCGCATAATCCCTGACAATCTCATCAACCGTCTCCAGATACTCATCCTGAATGATCTGCCTGAGCTGTGTCCTGGCCTCAATCGCCCACTCAAGGTCAAAGAGCTTGCCATCTGTCAGGGGAGCGCCGGACAAAAGCTGGACAATCCGTTGCTCCAGCGTGACCAATGCGCTCGCCATGCGGCGCTGATGCTCCTCTGCGGCTGTAATGACCGCATTAAGGTGATCGACATCAGCCGCCATCTACGGGTGACTCTGGCAGGGCAAATTGCCCTACAGCGGCCCTGCCTTGCTCAATCTCGTTATGAGCGGTGGTAAGCACCTCATCATCAAGGACAAGATCAGCGATTTGCTTATCTACTTCCTTGCGGAGCGTATCAGAGCGAACCCCACTGGCCTGCACCTGTTGCAAGAACTGCAATTCCTGAGCGTAGTCACGAAGATCAAACGAGTCAGGATAGCTGACCTGCACCTCATGGACGTTATGATCCTGCCACCGGCAATAGAAGCTCCACAACTGCTCCTCAGCCAGCTCAAGGATGTCGGCTTTCTCAGATAGCTTTGCATTAAGCATCTGGAACTCCGTCTGCATAGCCACACCGCTTTGTGTAAGCTCCTTAGCGCCACGAACGGCTCCCATGTGGGTCATCCTATTGATCGCGTCGATTTTGTCGCTTATGGAGGCCCTGATGGCGTCTAAGTTAGCCCCTGACGGTTGCATCTGATAAGGCCGCAGTCCCGCGTCCAGATCGTCAGCAATGTTAATAATCGCCCCTGCCCCCGCGCTGGCGTCCGTGTCGTAGGTCTTAACCAGCGTCGGGTGGTTAGAGATGCGGATCAGTTGCTCAATCTCACTAAGCTCCTGATAGATCGCCTTCTGCATGTAGGCAACGTCTGAGATGTCAGAGATGCCGATGCCCCGAACGATCGAACGGTTGGCAGGCAGATACACGGCAGGAATGACACCGATGGGGTTATCAATCTGCTCAATAGTCTCTGCCGTAGCCCCGTCATAGCGGGTTAGCTTAATCGTATCCAAATACCACTCACGGAAATATGTCACCGTGGTAGTGCCATCAACGCGGTCTACAGACTCACGCACCTTCAAATAGGTAAGCTCATAGCGGCCTGATGGTTGTCGCTCCCACCGCCAGTCATAGACGTTCTCGGGCGTGATAAGCGTGACGTATGGCCTTAGCCCCTGGTCAAGCTCCTCTGCTCGGGTGCCAGCGGTAGATTGTGGCTTGTCCACCATGATCCAGGCGTGACCATAGACAGATGACCACACCTGAGCCTGACGCATAAAGCTGTTGAAGTTCTGACCGTCTAGGTCAGCGTCATCCAAGAACTGCTCAAGGTCTGGACTGCCTTCCATGCCCTCAAAGTTTCTCGTCGGGCTTACACGCCACAAGAATGACGAGTAGATATGCACGACATTACGGCAGTGGTTGTCTATTGGCGTAAGTTGCCGTCTGCGGTCATACGCCTTGGAATCTTCGTTGAGGTATCCCGTGAGGTATTGGCCCTCACTGTAGTCAGCACCGCCCATGTAGCTTCGTAGATAAAACTCCCAGCGGTCTACGTTGTTCTCGTAGTCTGGGTGCTGGTACTCAATATCTATCTTCATCAAGTCCACCGTTGAGGCGCAGAAGCCTCATATTGCTTGCGGATGGGGAATAGGTAATCAACTGCATACCCCAGCGCGTCATTCATGTGATCGAACCCGTCTTTACTAACCTGACTGGTTCCTTCCTTGTACGTCTGACGCTCAAGTGACTCAATGGTTTTCTTACACTTTGGGTCAACAAACAACTGCCTCACGCCATCCGCTGATCGCAGTCTGGAGTTGACTGCGTTAATTCTGTCTCTTATCGCTGAGTGCGAGTTTCTAACCTTTACCTCAAAGCCTGCATTTTGCAGTATCGACAAATCAGTGCGACCACCAGCAGATGTTTTCCGTTGGCGGCACGCAGGGTCGGGGTATATCGTAACATTTTTAGTGCCAAATCTCTTGCGTATCTCGTCAGCCATCTCGTCCGTGTTACTGCCAAAGATCACAATTTCATCAAACGCATGGAGCGTGTTGCCTCTGCGCGTCATAACCACCGCAGACATGGGATCAAGGTTAAAGTCCATCCCGATTAATATACGGTCAGGCTCGCCGTGATAGCGGATAACTGACTGCTCGCGGCTGAAGTTGTAGTAAATGACCCCTGAGTAATTGACAAACCGCGCCTCATACTCCTGCTCAAACGTGCGCTCATCCAAGTCCTGCTTTGCCGCAGTGATCTCATTGGCGTCTACGTTCCCGCCTTGTAGCGTGGTGTACTGATGCGCTGACCAGCCTTCATCCTTATCAACCCCTTTCGTCCAGAGGTCATAGAAATGGTTGCGGCCTTTGGGGGTGCCGATGAATATGGCTGACCCCTTGCGGTCTGAGAGTGATGGTCTGATGACCTCAAACCACGCCTCCTTCCGCATATCGGCAAACTCGTCAAGGACACAAAAGTCCAGTGCGCGTCCGCGAAGGTTATCGGGCTTCTCTGCCCCCTTGAGGCTAATGATCGAGCCGTTAGCCAGATGCAGGCTCAGTGCTGTCTCGTTGGTCTTGGTGATGTACTCCGGTGGGATCGCCTCTATCAGCATCCCCCAGGCGATTTCCTTGGCCGCCTTGTAGGTGGGTGCGATATACCAGCAGTTCTTGCCATCACCACTGAGCGCCGCTCTGATAAGTTCTGCCGTGGAGAGAAACGTCTTACCGAATCGACGCCCAGCTACTACCACTCTGAAGCGTGCCTGATTGGTGAAGATGTCTGTCTGAGGCTTAGTTAGTTGCACTATCAGCGAGCTTGATAACTAGCGGCGGCAAGTCTGTAATCTCTTGGATGTCCTCTCTCGCATCGGGCAGATACTTGTTGAGTAGACGTATACGTTGCTCGTTGGCTGTCTTGAGCTTTAGCAGTTCCTTCTGAAAGTCCGCTGAGCTAACGTCTAAGCCCTCGATTTTCTCAATGTTGTCAAGCACATAGTCAACTTTGCCCCTATTGGATAGATAGGTGCGTAGTTCTTCCTTCCTAGCCTGCTTTCTAACGTGTGCGTCTGTCTTTGCCATTACGCATTGGGGTGCGGGATTGGGTTGGCCCAATACTCGCCGCGTGCCGCTCCTGCTCTGATTTGCCCAGTTACTAGATCGTCGGTATCCATTGGAAAGGACTCCACTGTGCCGTCATCAAAGGCCACCAAGTAGGTGCCCTCCTCATTAGGCATCTCGCCAGTGCTTATAGCTTTCCAGTCTATAACTGCGATCTGTCTCATACTAATAGGTTATCAGAAAACAGAAGGGGCCGTGGTTGATTAAATTAGCGCCATAAATACATCAACCCTCAACGCATAACCATTTAATCTTACGATGCCACAGCTCACCGTTTAGGAGCGAGGGCTAATTCAGACTTGGATTACGACTCCAAAAGCTATACCCATACATCTCCGCACCTCTTATGTATCTAGCCAGCGTGCTTCTGTGTACATCCAACTCAATCGCTACGTTTCCAAAGGTAACGCCCTGATCAAGCATCTCTATAGCCTCTGCTACTTGCTGGATGCTCAATCTATACTTAACAGGAAGCCGCTTTGTTTTCATAGTCAGGCCATCCGTTTTCTCCCCCAGAGTCTTTGTGCATTTGCACCATGTCGCAATAGTGAGCGTCCATTTGTTTGTGATCTTCATAGTCACCGGACATTCCCACCAATGCACATAACGCGATAAACGCGCACCCTCCTGCTATTCCTAAATCACTCATCGGTTATTAACTCCCTGTATTTTCTGAGCGCTTCTTTGTCGCCCAGAACTATGTCAATAAACTCAAGGTACTGCTTTTCTAAATATCTGTGCTTGATTACCTCAATCGCCATCGCCATCTGTTGCTCATGGTTTAGCGACTTCCAGTGATACTTCTGGCTTACAAACGTGTCTAACAGCTTGTTGTCTAGTGGTTCGTATGACATAACTGCATCCTCCTACGGGCAAAGGTAAACCAACACACCCCCATAATCAACGCCTACAGTTATAATCGTTCGCTATAACCTAGTTGTAGCTTATAATCTCATAATCAGGGTCAATCTCTTTCTGCCTGACCTCTAGCCTGTAATGCTTGCCTATCTCTGCCCGTACCTGGCGGGTTGTCTTAAATATCGCAAGACTCTTTTCTCTCAATATCTCCATGTGGCCTGCGCCTAGCAACTGCTCACAAAGTCTTGCCATCTCCAGCGGGTTCTCTGTCGTCCAGCGGTGATGGTAATGGCACATCGTGATAGCGTTATCCATTGACCACCTGACGGCCTTGTTGCGCCGCCCGTAAATGTGACAGCACTCCAGTGTCTCCTGCTTGCCGCAGACTACGCACTCGCCATCCCTAGCCCGTACCGCCTTGCTAAACCAAATATCTGCTGAGTCGCGCTTAACCGCCATCGTTCGCGTGTTCCTTGGTAAACCTTCTCTCTCGGCCTATCGCCTTGTCAAAAAATTGACAGTGAATACAAAACCAACCGTGAAGCCTGCCGCCTATCTCCTCAAGGAAGATCGGCAGGGTTTCAGTGTTGCACTTCTGACACAGTTTCTGGAGTAAATTCAATTTCATTTTCTTCAAAAAAAAGCGCCGTCTGCCAAGCCTCCACGAAATCACTAACAGGCATCGCTACCGTGACGCCATCTGGAAACGTGTCGGTATAAACGACCGTGTGGTTTTTGTCGGTTATATCGGAAATGCACCCGCCAATCGTAGCTGGCAGGAACACCACTAAGCCCTTGTCTTTTGGAAGTTCTGCGGCAATAAGCATCACTCTGAGCTGCCCCATCTAGCCATGCGAATGTCGCACCGATACCGCGCCACTTCTCCGAAGTCCTTGTGCAGTACCAGTGCCGTTATGTCTCGGCCTGATCGATAGCCCTTGGCGGCGTGCCACGCATCCTTGGCGGCGAGAGTTCTGAACGATTCCACCGTACACCCCCTCAGCTCTGTTTTCCGTGAATGGTGAATATGACCTACAAACCACATCCGGTGCTCTGTAGCGCCCCACTGTTCTGCCCTGTCCGTAGCCATTAGCTCGCCCAAGTCCGCGTGCTTAACCGTGTCCCCGTGGGTGACGCCAATCAGGCATTTACCAAACTGCACATAGTTAAACTTCGACACCGTAGGGTGAATTTTAACCCGTGGCTCGTTTGTAAAGTAGGCCGCCAAGAACGCCGACAGCATCACTGAGCTATGGTCGTCGTGATTACCTATGGCATTGATAACCTCAACCTCGGGATACTTTCTGAGTGCTAGGTGGATCATGTCCACCATAATCATGCACCCCAATTTGAGGACGCGGCTCCACCTGCTATCGACATCCAGGGCGTGCTTGCTTCGGCTTGTCTGGTTGCTCTGGTTATCGGCGTGGAAAAAGTCGCCCAAGTTGCAGATCAGCGCCTTCTCAGCGTGCGGAGTAGCGTCTAGTAATTTCCGTGAAGCGTTCAGTAAATCGTCACGAGCGATCTCAGTGTCGAAGTTCTCGCCCGTCTCCTCTGACCATGCGTACATCCCAATATGGGGGTCGCCTATTGGGATCGCCACCAGTACATCGCCTGCGTGCGCCTTGCGCTTGTTTAGCTTGGTTGGCTTGGCCTTGCCTTCGTAGTCAGAGACGGCCTCTTTGATCGCTTCATTGAGCGCCTGAAGCCTGTTTTCTTCTGACAGCTTGGACTTGACCCACTGACCAGTAGCAACGCCGTCATCGTTGTAGTAGGTGGATACGCCAGAAACAACAAACCCGTCAGGGACGGGCTTAGTCATATCATGCTCAGGGCTTAATCCGCGCCTTGCGGCCTTTTGCTTAACGATTTTGACATGGTGCTTGATGGCACTACGGCTCACGTCCAAAATCTCAGCGGCCTCATATTGAGACTTGCCCTGAACCATGCAAAGCTCAATGACCTGGCGTTGCTTCTCTGTGTCGCAGAACTCCAGCAAGGGATGATCCACTTTAGCCCCCTTTTTGATTCAGCCTCATATACTCTGAGTCTTCTGGGCAAGTTAGGTAAACATCGTGATCTAGCGCCCAGTCCTGCACTTGATCCATAAAGTGCATCATTTCGCCTCGGTCTAACCCGCTCGTTTCCTTTACCTGATCCTTGATGACTGTGTTGTTGATTGTTATAGATTCAGTCCCCAAGAACTTGTATTTTAACAGCATTTTCATCTTTTCTTCAGTAACTTCTGCACCTCTGGCGCTGAAGTGTGCCGCCATCTCCCTGCACCACAAATGAAACAGTGCGTTCTGAGATAGCGACCTTTTCGGGATGAAGCGTGACACCTTCCACTGGACGGCATCCTCCCAATTCCATTCGCGCTCAAGCCATTGCTTGAAAAAGTCTAGTCTTTGCTCAAGCTCCTGCTTGTTTCTGACTAACCAGAACTCACTCACCAGGCTCATCCCAAACAGGTGTTTCCTCTTGCTTAGGAGCCTGCCAGGTTATGCACACCCTGCCGCACGCTATGCACCTTTCGTACTCTGTAATGACTTCACCGCCTTTGACTTCCGTCCTTGTTTGTGTCGCGCCACCGCATGAACATTGCATGAAACCTCCTTAGAAAATTAAAGCGCCAATGCTCAGAACAACAACAAAAGCGAGCGCCCAATATGCTTCGTTATCCATCGGTAATCTCCCTTTCAATTAGTAAATCAATGTAGTGTTTTGCCTTCCGCAAATCCTCAACGCCGCCTTTGTCCTTCCACCTTGAGACATACTTAATGACCGCGTGTTCGCAGATGCCCAGTCCGTTCTCTAGCGCGTACTCTAAGGGCTGAATCTTGAACTGCTTGTAGTGATTGCCGCCCACCTGATGATCCCAGCTACTCATATCCACTCCATTTTCGGCGTCTTGCCGTGTTCGCCGTGTCTAAACGCCTGACCTTTAGATTCATAAAGCCGGATAGTCCCCTCAAAGGGTGCCTTCCTCTGCTTCGCCACGATGAGCTTTAGATCAGGCTCCACGTTGATAACCTCTTGCTCCTTAGGTGTCAGCGTCATGCCGTACTCTTGCTTTTGCTTAATCCGTGAGCGCCGCTTGTTGTGCCATACAATCATCAGCAAATGCACCTGATCTACCAGCGAGCTAGACCCCCTAACATCGAAGCGTGTCGGCACATATTCGTCACCCCCCGTTGGCGGCTTTCTGACATGGTGAATAATACAAATGTGGATTTTCATGGCAGACGCCAGCCCGATTAGCTGATTGAAAAACAACCGCTCTCGCTCGGCATCTTCCGTGACGCCAGTGAATTGCAGGTTGTCGATTGCTATTACCTTACAGCCACGCCGTGCCATCGCCACGATTGCACCTAGACACTGGATCGGACTGACACCGCCCAGGACTCTGTACCAGTAGAAGCGGTCAGTCATCCACGCCGCAAACCGTTTGCCAAACTCCCTGCTTGGGTTCTCTATTGCCGCGCTCTGCTTCGCCATGAGCTTGGCCGTGTCCTCAATGTCCATCTCAAAGGACGCAAGCCCAACCTTGACTTCTTTGGCCGCCCATAAAAGTATCTGGCTCAAGACTGTGCTTTTCTTGTGGCCGTTCACCCCTGCTACTAGCGAGACTTCGCCTAGCCTAAGCCTGACTTGATCGTGGGTTTGGGGCCATGGGAACCCGATCCCCGTGGTGGTGGGGCTTTCCTCTAGCCGTGCAAGAAACTGCTCCTCAAATGCGTCGATGCTGACAACATCAACGTCCTCGACCTGCGCGTAGATTTCCCGCAAGTCTGTATCCGTGAAGTCCTCAACCTCTTTTCTCGGTATGTTCATATCTCAAAATCACCCTCAGCGTCTTGTGTTTGTTTTTTTGGAAAAACAGATTTCCACCCGCACTCTATCGCCATGTCTATGGCTTGTCTTTGTTCCTCCTCTGTAAAGTCCTTCAGCTTGTTTGCCACTAACAAAAGCGAGCGGTCTGTAGTGGGTGCCTTGAACTTTTTACGATATGCCACCCAGTCCTTCCACGGCTCTATCGCCACACCCTCCGGCGGCGTAAAGCGACCATGTTTTCTCTTTGGTGGTTCTTTTGATGGTTCATTGATGGTTAGAGTGTCGGTTTCTACACTACTAGCGGTGCAGATTCCCTCACTACTAGCAATGTTGATTTCTACACTACTGGCACTGGTGTTGATTTCCGCACTAATAACCAGTTCATAGATCGTAGACTTGTTATATCTGCGAGTCTTGCGAATTAAACCAATAGCCTCGAAGTGCCTCAAGGCATTAGCGACAGCGTGCCGAGTGGCACAACTCCGTGAGCAGATGTCCTCATAAGACGGCCAGCACCGGTTGTCCTCATTGGCACGATCAGCCAGGGCAATGAGAATGGCTTTTTGAGTGCTAGTGATCCCGCTCACATGGTTAAGCGCCCAGTTGATTGCGGCAATGCTCATGCGTTGCGTAGTCGGTAGTCGGCCTCAGTCATCAAGGCCACCCACTCACGGTCATCCATATCCTTTAGACCGTCACTTGGTAGCGGCTTGCTGGCTTCCTCACGGACGTTCTGTGCGAAACCATTAGCCCTGCCGCCTCGCTTCAGTGCCAGCTTGTAACGCTCCTTGTCGGCCTGACTGAGAGGCCGCTTGTGCCGCTTGGCATCCTCAGCAAGCTCAACAACAAAGTCGTCTAGCTTGTCGCTCCTGCGATGGTCTACGGACTTGTAATGCTCTCCTGGCGGCATCACGGCATCCCAGCCAAGGCCAACAGCGGTCAAAACATCTAACGCCCCGCACCCTGCGTGACAGTTGATTAACACCCGCTCATCAGCAAGCTCTGTGATTTTCAAAGATGGCGAGCCATCGTTATGGGCAGGACAGCAGGCCATCCACACGTTATCTCCAACAGCTCGGTATTTACTTAAACGGTCAAGAATCTGCTTTGCAGACATAAAACCCCCCAGTCTGTATAATTACTGGTGCAATCCCCTCGGTTGCACCCTCCCTTTTAGCCCCCTAACGGGGGCTTTTTTCTTCGACGAACTCAGACAAGCTCATCCCCAAGGCTTCGGATATTGCCATAGCTGTACTGACGCGCATATCTGTTTGCTTGCGCCAGCGGCTAATGTGTTGCGGCGCTTTGTTTACACGCCGCGCCAGTTCCACACTGCTTAACCCTTGCCGTTGTTGCTCCTCACGGAGTCGATTACCTAAGTTCAAAATGGAATATCCTCGCTTGATTTCTTGCTCTCAGATTTGCCCTCGGGCTTCCAGTTGTCAATCACTGCGTAGCCCTTCCCGCCCTTGCTCACCTTCATGTCCATGTTGATCCACTCGGTGTCAGGGTTTTGCTTGAGGTAGCCTTGCATCCACTCACGGAACTGCGCCACGTTGATGCTTGCCTTGCCGATCACAAAGCTCGGCGCGTTGTCGTGCTTAGGTTTGGGGTAAATCCCGCCAATCATGTCATCCATTGATGATCTCCTTCCTTGCTTGGTTTACTTCATTAGAGCGCAAGTACGCCCTCTCCTCGGTAGTGAATACACCACCCTTTGACGGAGCTATCCAAAGCGCGTGCTTGCTATCTTCGTCTAGCTCCAGCC